GAAGGTATCAATGGTCTGGGTTACTACTTGTCCTGCCTGTATCTTAAAAATGGCCATCTGGGTCTTTCTCCCCTTAACCCTTTAAGGCAGTTGCTTAGTTTCTGGATCTACTTCGTCTTGTGTAAGATCTTTGATTATTGGACTTATTTTGCCTGTTTGGGCTTTTTGTAGTTCAAGCTGTTGTTGTAATGGAGAGACCATTACTGGATCTTCTTTTGGAACACTAGGATCAATGGGCGCATCGGAACCTGTCATATCGACTTCAGGGTCGCCATCACCATTAATTTTAATGGTGATTGGTACGTTGATTACAAATTCTCTGGCTCTCATAGTAGTATTTATGTTATGGGTTTGCTCTTTAGAAATTCAGGATATTGTTTATTGAAATGTCTCATAACAATCCCTGCGATTTGATGTGCTTGGTTCTCTTCAGGACTGCCGGTTTGTCCACTGTCGTTGTTTAATTCATGTTCGACACTTTGTTTGTAGTGTACTAATTCATGTGCTAGTGTGCGTAGAATATCATTAGGGTGACGGTTCATTAACGCTACAGTTAACTTATTTTTATTATTGTCAAAACGTCCAAATGTTGGTTGTTCATCGTCATCAACAGTTGAAAGAAACTCCATTTCAGGTAAAGAATCAAGTTCAATATAATGCATGGCCAAAGGAATAAACTTCTTGAACATGTCCATGAAGTTATCTTTATGGGAGGACATTGATTGATCTGCACTCTCATGCAGTAGCTCTTTGATAATCATAATGTGTATTTAGTGCCGGTGACTTTATCCGGCTACCACTACGCGGGTAAGTTCAATTGCGCGGACGCCCGGGCAAGCAAGCCTGCCCCCGTGACGACAACGGTCCCTAAGGTGGGTTCTATACTGGACTATATGGATTACGGGGTCTATCCGTGCCATCGTCCTCCGGGTATACCGGGTAATCATTGGGATTAGTCTTCATTTCTACCACACTTGGCTCTTTTAGCCTTGGTCAACGCTCCGAAGTCTACAGGCCATTCCTGCCCAGGATTTAATTCTCGAGCATTTGGCGGGAATTTATATTGTATTCCTGCTGTTTTTTCAATTTGATCAACAGGTACTCTAAATCTAGTTAAGTCGTTGCCCAAATTAACATAGGGTTTTGTATGTGGGAACATCCATCCAGCAATTTCATGAGTTTGATTGTTGATTACAATTTTGTAATAGCCATGTGGAACAATGACTCCGTTACCAATAGTAGGATCACCAGCGCCATATAATGCTCCAACGTAGATAGTAAATGCTTGATTGCGTTGAACTGCCCAACCTCGGACTGAAGTCTCTAGCAATTTCCAAATTCCACGATTTAGGCTCCCATGTTGGGGATACATATTGGTCATCAAGAAACTCTCGTATTCTACCTGCTGGCTCCAACTCAGATCCCCGTCCGGTGCAGCATGTCCCTTGTCGTAACCGGTCCCAGCATAGTCGTCCGGTCTCGCACCGTTTGGGACTGATGCATCTGATACAAAAGCATTAGTACGGGGGAAACACCCTAGTGCGTTTTGCGGTAGTAATGTATATGCTACATATACAGGAATCTTTACTGGAGCATCATAGGCAACCAGGTATGCTTCACGGCAAATTGGAACGGCTGTACGTTGAGTAGTAGCAAAACCATAAGGACTGTGTACTTGGCAAGCCTGTGGAGATAGTGGCGTGCGTTGATCCCATGCAAATGCCTGTGTTGATAGGATCAGAAGTCCTAGAAGTAATTTTCTCATAGTGTACCTTTTAAGTACTACTATTTAACCCAAATTGGTTATTTGGTCACTCTAAATGTAAAGCTGCCAATGTGGCGACATTCTATACTAGAATCCGCCCAGATAGTGAATCCTTTGTTGCGGGCCTTACCGCAAAAATCATTGTCCTCACTTATGGTATTAGCATGATCTATCGCGCTGTGGTATTCAAACTGTGGATATCCCACAGTTTGAAATACTTCTTTCTTGACCAGCACACATCCAAAACCGCAGCCCATGATCTGTACCAGTCCTCGACCTTTTAGTTTGTCGTGTGGCATATTGGACACACCACCATGACCGTTATCCTCATATATTTCTAAAATATGTTGATCAGCCTTGCGTTGTATATAGAGTCCGCTGACAATATCTTTGTTATGCGATAGTAATTTCTTTAGAGTGTCACGTTCAAAGGCAATATCGCTATCCACTGAGAATAGATAATCATAGCCCTGTACAGTCCAATGGGCTATTAGATTCCTAACTTGATCGATATTGTAGCCATAGAATGTTTGGAAGTCTACTTCGTACCCATCCGGAACTTCTAAATCATATATGGCTTTGAAAGTTTCAGGTTCGATGTATTTGGCCGTAGGGATACCAACAAGTATACGTTTCTTGTTCTTAATCCAAGGCTTAGTTTCTTGAACAGTGGGCTTGGCCATTATACTACGGGCTATATCGTATAACTGTGGCTGTATAGTAGTATCGTATATCGCACGCTCACGATCCAATGCGCCGCCTGTTAGAGTAGGATCGCTAGTGGTTACAGCAAACTTGGTTTCAAAATCTAAATTAGCAATAAAGTAGTTGTCTTTGCCCATGGCAATCTGCAGATCGAATATGTAATTGTCACCAAAGAATACATTTAGTCCAGTAGGTATTGGATGCCACGATACCTTGTGACAGAAGAACAAACTACCAAATCCATATGTGTGCTTTCCTGGAGCCCATTTTACAATGTCAATGCTCTTATCGGTAATGGGTATTTGATTGAATACTTCGATTCCTGGATGCAATCCAAACAATCCGTTAATAGGAGTTATCATGTTTTGCAGCTTATCGAAAACCTTTGTATCAAAAATAACATCATCATTGACTATACACAATCTATCATATACTGCATTTTCAACTCCAAAGTTCCAAGCGGGATTTACGAAGGTGTTGTGTCCCGGATCAAACATACGTATTTTAGCATGATGTAGATTATCCGGAGTTTTAGTATTGTCATTGTTGATGATGATGATTTCACCAACTGCTTCGCAGTCACATAATACGTGCAGGAAGTTTACAAATTGATCGGCTACACGCCACATGGTAGGAACTATAACACTATATTTCTCTACTCGACGCTTGTTGACTATATCTCGGGCTGCTCGATTTTGTTCCTCGGAGTTAACTTTATAATCATTTAATGGACTAGCATCGTTATAATTGTAAACAACATCCTGCAGGCATTTTACCTTGTTAGGGTCTGCTGCTTCTATCAAGGCGTAGAATACGCTACCATCACCGCCAGCTTTATACCATGTGCCATTGTCATACTGAAATAGATCATCTGTTAAATCGTTTATCAAATGCTTTTTAAATGTACGCAAATGTGTATAGGGCAATATCCAATTAAAATGATGTTGCCTATAGCCCTTGTTCTGTTTTACTTCTTCGGGATAGGGTTGACTGATCAATGGAATATTATCAACCATGCTCCAACAGCTGCCATAGGTAAACTCAGTGGATCCGTCATAGATACTATTGTAGTAACTGAACAGAGTATTGTCATTGATCAAACTATCATCACCATCTAATATGATAACAATAGCATCATCCTCTACAATAGAGCGTATGGCTTCTACCTGATTCCTAACAGCACCTACATTCTCATCTTTATGTATACAGCTGAATTTTTGGAATATATCACGAGGTAATCTATATACTGCTTCCACAGCATTGCCCATGCTGCGATCTGTGGATGCATCATCGATTATGATGTGATGGTAGTTGCTGTAGTCCTGCTGAGCCACACTTTGTATGCATCGTTCAATATGCTTTTCAGCATTGTACATGGTGCTGATCACTACGATCTTTTGTTCCTTACCACTCTTATAATCTTCTAGCTCTACTGCATTATGATATCTGCGGCCATATATCTTGTGCAGTCTACGATTGATCTTAGTGACTTCCCTGTAGTCAGATGCTGGCAGATAGGCACCACATTTACGGAACATATGCTGACGCCATTGCTTGGCCACACTATCCCACCCTGCAATATCTTTGATGATGTTGCAGTAGTATTGCTTCTGTTGGTGTAGGTACTTGTTGTGATATGCTTCTATCACCACCTGCACAAACTTGTCTACTTGGCTGGGTAAATCAATATGCTGGAACAAGTTATTGGGTTCCACAGCATAGTCGATTAGGTAGCAGGCCTGCTCCAGTGCTATTTCCTCTAAGCCACCAAATCTGCAGGTAATACTGGGAGTATTGTACATCAAACTTTCTAATGTGCTGATACCATATGTCTCGGGAAAAGCACATGGATAGATCATGAAGTTAGCCTTGCTTAAAATTCCAGCAATTTCTAACTGTGGTATAACTCCTGTGAAATCGATGCCTCGTTCAGCATTGACTGGGTCAGCAGCCATGACACGCCAATCTTTTTCCTGTTGATCAGGTTCCGAACTTTCACTGAATCTGTAGTAGCCGCCGATGATCTTTAATCGTGCATCGGGAATCTGTTGTTTGACTCTGGGCCAGATATGATTGACTAATGGTAACATACCTTTGGTAACTGACGCATTGTAGACAAACAGGTTGGGATCCTTGGCCTTGATGTCTACTTCGGGATTGTAGTTATAAGCGCCATTGCGTGTGATAAAGATCTTACGCTTGAGCACTTCGAAGTTGCGTCTCTTACCGTGATCACAATTTAGCACATAGGTAGTATGCCAATCGCTGAGTGTGAAGATATCTGTGATGCGGTCTGCGAGTGCCAATTCTTCGATCAATAAGTCGCCCAAACAGAATGTATCGTGCATCCAAAGGATACGCATTTTGGCCTTGCTTAGTATCCTGTCATACAAGTTCATACCATGGAATGGCCAAGCACGGCGGTCAGTCAACTTATCGTACTGCCCGGGATCAACAAATGGGATAACTGTGCGGCTACTGATCACTATATCAAAATAGTGATCCTGTGCCAAATCATTCAAATGCCTATAGGTCACGCGATCATAAACACCCGGGACGGCGTGATCGATACAGTTGTTAAAAACTGTAACTTCGAATCCCAAAGCTGCCAGTTCCTTGCTCATCAAAGTAACTGCGCTTTCGCTGCCGCCTAACCCCTGTTTGAATACTGTAGTACCATCGTAGGGTATGCCGATGATGTCGATAATTGCGATTTTCATACTACTAATTATACATTAGCAGTGGGCAAAGTCAAGGTTCTTGGATTAACAGAGGTATCTGTATTAAGGTACTGCTGGTGGCCAAGGTCGACCGATAGATAATGTGCTAGTAGTTCCTACGGTGCTAATAGGACTGGTGTATTTGTCTGCTAGTAAATCTATGTTATAGACATTACGAATTCTATAAAAAGTAGCAGTAGTTACACCGCCTGCTTGTCTGCGTAACTGTGCTAGTTCTAACTTGGCTAGTTGTTTAGTCGCTTTGTCTGCTAGGCCGCCACCTGCTGGTTTTATGGTCCATTGTGTTGAAGTTGTTTTAGCAACTCTTACCCAAGTAGCTCCATCATAGATGCGCCAGTCTTGTTGACCATATGCAGGAAAGGCGCCGCTAGTTCCATCAACTGTTGTATCGTAAGCATCTCCCAAGGTGCCAACGCCGTCCGTCAGCGTGGGAGTATCACTAAAAGCGTTCCATGTGCCCTTGTATGTTGCGGCATTTATTATAGTGTTGGACAATGAACCACAAACAGC